CACTTCGCCCTTGTCGTCCAGCTCGGGCTGCACCGGGGGCTGGGCCAGCCGGCGCTGGGCAGCTTCCAGGGCCCAGGTCTCGCGCAGCAGCGCCATGTCGGCACGCGCCTGGACGCCCGCGTCCCGCGAAGCCAGCGTTGCGGCGGCGAAGGCCGCGACCTGCGCCCGGTCATCGTCGTCCATCGCGTAGATGCCCAGCATGTTGCCGGTGACCTTGCGGTTGAGCACCTGCTCGTCGACCACCGAGAACTGTGACCTGAGCATGGCCTCGGTGCGGTTGGCGATGTCGGCCTCGGACCAGTCGTCGTTGGCCATCAGATCCACGAAGCTCATTGCACGCTCCTCGATGCCTGGATCTGCACCCAGGTGGTGTTGCCCGGCGCGGTGCCGAAGCGGATGGTTTCCCGGAACCCATCGAAACGGCGGGTCCAGTCCTTGGTCGCGCCTTCCTGCTTGGCGGTGCCGGCAGACGACACTTCCTCGGCCTCGTAGCCCACCGGCAGGTGGAAGTCGGTGAAGTTGATCTGCACGCCCGAGGCGCTGGCCGTGGCCGCTGCCGACAGGTAGATCGTGGTGCCGCTGATGGCGACGATGGTCGCGCCCGCAGGGATGCCAGAGCCCGTGACCGCCGCGCCCACCACGCTGCCCGGGTAGGACAGGTTGGCCACGCTGGTGATGGCGGTGTTGCCGTTGACCGTGGTGGCCGTGAAGCCGCCCACGTAGTCGAAGGCCACCAGATCCTTGTTGAGCCGCGCAGCCGCCTCGGCACGGCGCACCAGTTCCTCGCGCAGGCCGTAGGCCGGGATGCTGACGTCCACGCCCGGGTTGGTGGTGCTGCGGGCCAGGAGCTGGATGCCCGAGGCGGCAGCCGCCCGGGTGTAGCTGCCTGCCGGCACCGGGGTGACGCTGGTGCGCACCAGCCCGGCCCACTCGCTCTCGTTGGCCGCGCTCACGGCGATCCACCGGTCGGTGGCGTCGTCGTAGGTCAGGTCGACGATGTTGCCGCTGTCAGGCAGGCAGCACTTGGCCCCGGCGCGGAAGAGCTGCTTCTCCTGCTCGTACATCCAGACCGACTGCTCGGCCGTGGGCACGGTGGCGCTGAGCTTGAGCAGCGCGATGCTGCCCGGGAAGGGCGCGTCCAGGGCTTGGCTGTTGCCGATGGTCAGCGTGGCACTGCTGTTGTTCAGCGTGAGCAGCGGGTTGCCCCGGGTGGCTGCGACCTCGACACCGTTGACCCGGATGGACAGGGTGCCATCGGTGGTGTAGCACGCCTCAGCCTTCAGCCACGTGGCGGTGTTGTAGGCCGCGCTGGTTGTGACGGTGCGGGTGGTGGTGCCGTCGAAAGCAGTGGCGGTGAGCCGACAGGCAGCGTCTGTGCCCAACCTGATATACGGACCCGAGGAATGGGCACGTGAAGCGGCGTCCCCCGGAATTGCGAGCGGAGTACCCGTAGTCTCAACATACGGAGATACTACATCTCCTTCATTGATTTGGAGTTCTGCCAAGTATATGGTCAGCGCAGAGGCGAATGTCCCGCTAGCCATGGCAAACAAAGACTGCCAACCAGAAGAAACACCGGTGTATGAGTTAGTTGTGGTTTGCCAGACTCCGGCCGCTGATGCTGACAGCGGGGAAAAAGAATCGCCACTGCCGAGATTACCTGCCATACCTAGACTGACTGATTCTCCAGCGGCAATATCCCTGGACAGCGCATACGCAAAACGACGGGTATATCGCTTCGTAGCCGTCTCTGTAATTTTCGAGTTGTCGTTACTTCCGAAATTCAGCAGGTAGGAATTCGAAAAACTAGCCCCGGCAGCAATGTCGATCTTTACGACATTAGATTTACCGCTGTAGGTGGCAGAAGAAATTGTTACACCGGATATACCGTAGGTAAACGGAGTTAGGCTGGTGGACCTCGGGAACAAATTCCCACGCCACAAGTAATTGACCCACGCCGAGCACGACCACTCCCCGGTGCCGAAGTCGAGATCGGCGCTGTAGGGCTCCCGGGCGTAGTTGCTGACCGAGAAGCCCGAGTAGGCCACCAGCTCGGCGGCTGCGGCGACTTCGGAGCGGGTCAGGGTGCCGGTGACGAGTGCTCCAGCGAGTTGGTATGAACGGTTTGTCACACCGACCAACGTCATCTTCAGGTTGTCGACAACAAAATTGGCACCAGCGACTGTGCTAAGGATTTGAAGTTCGAAATAACCATCGCTCCTGATTAGTGCGAAACCGCGGATTGTCGTAGGTCCGACTACGGTCGAATTGCTAAAAGCTCCAGCATTGCCTGCAAACTCAAGCCGAATGCGCCCAGAGCCAGAGATAACATCTGCCTCGACTGCGTACACCCCAGGTGCAACAGTTAACGCCCCCGTACCCACACCTGTGAAAGCATTACCTGCCGTCACAACTAACTGCCCAGATACAACGCTGGCTGATCCTCCAATCGGTACGGTAAAAAAGCTATTCGTGCCGCTTGAAAAATCACCGTTAGGGATTATTGACGACTGCGCGGCTACAGCTCCTGTTGCGTTATCCGACAGGAAGGTGCGCCGGATGTCGCCGGGTTGGTGGCCGGTGTTGAAGAGGCTGGTGACGATTGCACCTGAGCTACGACCGACGCTCGCTTCGTGGATGCGCAACCAGCCAACGCGATTGCTGCTTGCCAGGACAAAGTTGTTTCCGAAGCCAGCGGCGGCGGACGGCGTGCCACGCACGCAATCCGGGAAAGTGCTTTGCGATATTGCGCTTAGCGCAGAATTGACTTCCGGGTTTGCGACGTAATACATAGACGAACCAACCCCGGCATTGCATAAATACCCACGATTGTTCGCCCTGTTTATTGAGGAGCCGTAGCCTGCAAAACCACTAAAAGAAGTCTTGCTGCTCTCGTTGAAAAATAGTTGAGGAGCACCCTCTGCCATGCCGAAAATCAGAGGGTCGACGATGTTGTCATCAGGTATGCGCTTGGGTGTTTTGGGGGCAGTAACGAACAAACCCTCCATGTTTATCCCACTGAGAGCAACAGTGGAAATCAGAACAGGTGCGTAGAGTGACGTAAGCCGGCTGGAGATGTTTCCGTTGTAGTACAGCGATCCGTGATGTAGATAGGCGGCATCTCTGGGAAAATTCCAGATCCAGAAATGCCCGGAGTTGTTCATAGCTCTGTGAAAGCCGAAAACACCGTTGGCCATAGATCTGGCCACCCCGTTGATAGCGTTGGTACCGCCAGGATTGCCAAATTGTGCGTAGTTGAACCGGATCCACATTGGGAATCCGGGGGTCGTCAGGTCATAAAACGTCGTGCCGTTTGCAGCTCCAGATTCAGACACAATGCCGACAATTTTCGGAAAGTCGCGCTTGTTGCCCCGGAAGACCTGGGTGATGCCGCTGCTGGCATTGAGTCTGTAGAACAGGCCATCGGTGGTGCGCTGGAAGTAATCGCCCGTCGTGGCCCCTGACACCGCACGCGCCGCAGATTCACTGGCCTGGGCGCCGAGCCACTTGCCGTTGATGTCCTCGTTCCACCAGCTCGTGTGCTGGCACTTCTCCGTCCACGCGCCACCGTCGCTGTCCTTCGATGTGTCGTAGACGAACATCGCCGTGACCGCGTTGGGACTGCGGTGCAGCGCTGCGGCGTTGACGCCCGACAGATCCTGCTGCACCACGCTGGACGCGCTGGCGGCGTGGCCTGCGGCTACCGAGGCGGCGTTCTGCGCCGCGATGACGGCGGCTTGTTGGGCGGCGGTGTTGCCGTAGATGGCCAGGGCGCTGGCGGCGCTGCCTGCGGCCTCGCCGGCCTTGGTGTTGGCCGTGGTGGCGCTGGCGGCGGCGGCGCTGGCGCTGGCGCTGGCTGCCGCCGCCTGCGTGGTGGCGGTGCTTGCCGAGGCGGCGGCTGAGGACTGCGAAGCTGCCGCGGCCACGCGGCTGGCATCCGCGGCCACGGCGTCGGCGTCGGCCTCGACCGCGTTGTTGTAGACGTTGGTGGCGGCCGCGTTCATCTCGCTGCGCATGGTGGGCAGCGCGCCCAGGAAGGCGTCGGCCAGCGTGGCGAAGGTGCTGGGGTTGTTGCGGCTCGGCGGGGTGGGCAGGGCCTGGATCGTGGGCGGCGTGGTGGGCATCTTCAGAAACTCCAGGGTGTCAGGTCAGGCCCTCGACTTCGAGGGACACGAGCGCGGTGGTGGGGTAGGCGACGTCGATGCTGAAGTCGCGGTACCAGCCGTAGACGACGAGCGGGGCGTAGATCGGGTCGTCGGCGCCGATCCAGATGCATGGCGTGGCGCGGATGTCGCTGAGCACGCGCTGCACCCCGTTCATGCGCACGGCGTCCAGGAACATGCGCGCCGTCATGCGCTTGGCAAAGGTGCGCGGCACGAAGGTGGTGATGCCGAATTCGTCGGTCTGCTTGACCGAGTAATCGGTGATGCCGGCGGTGGCGCCGTACTCGGCTTCGCCCAGGTCGTAGCTCTGGCCGAAGACCAGGTTGCCGATGGCCACCGCGCCGCCGCCGGTAAGCGTGACGACGAGCTGGCCGTTGAGGTACAGCGGCAGATCGGTCAGCACCACCTCGCCGAGCTGGACGAATGGCTCGAAGAAGTAGCCGAACCAGTCGAGGATGATGGTGCCGTCCAGCGCCTTGGTGACGGTGTAGACCGTGGTGCCACCGGGCGAATCCTTCAGCGTGACCGTCAGGCTGCTGCCCACCAGGCCGACGGCGGCCACGCTGTTGACGTAGCCCACGTTCACCGTGACGCTGAGGCTGCTGGTGGCCTGGCTGGCGGTGCTGACCTGCTCGTCGAACATGGCCCAGCGGTTGGTGGGGCCGACGGCCAGCCAGTTGGTGCTGTCCAGCTCGGGCGCGGTGGCGGTGGTGCCGGCCACCAGGCGCTCGTAGATGCGGTGCGTCTGCGTGCGGATGGCGCGGTCGCCCTGGGCGTAGGCGGTGGCGGCGTTCCAGGCGGTTTCGCCGGTGGCGGGCTCGGCAATGCTGGCGGCGGCCAGCATGGCGTCGGTCATGCTCTTGGGCTTGATGACTTTCATGGCGCGGCCACCGTCTGCAGGCTGTTGCCGTCGGGCGTGACGCGCTCGAGGATGCGCGACGTCTTGGCGGTATGGCTGGCCGTGGCGGCCATGGCGGCGTGCAGGTTGGCCATCTCGGCGCGCAGGGCGCGCACCTCAGCGGCCAGCAGCTCTTCGCGCCGCTGCCCGTTGCCCAGCATGGCGGCGGTATCGGCGGCAGACCAGTAGCGGGCGGGGCCCGTGGCCTCGAGCTCGGGGCCGCGCTCGCCGACGATGCGCAGGCCGCCGGAGTGCAGGCCGCCCATTGCGAAGGCGGGGACACCACCGAGCGAGCGGATCAGGTCGCGCAGTGCGTTGACCTGCGGCTCGTAGGCGCGCAGCGCGGCCTGGGCCTCGGCTTCGGCCTGCTGCGCGGCGGCAAAGGCGGGGTTGGCGCGCTCCTCGTAAATGCCGCCCTTGGCGAAGCCAAGCCAGTCATACCGCGTGCCTACGCGCACGCTGGTGGTGGCCGGCGTGCCGGCCAGCGTGGCCTGGGCGCTCTGCACGTTGCCTTGCAAGCTGCCCAGGTAGGAGCTGGCGCTCTTCAGGTCAGCCTGCGCGCGCTGCAGGTCTTGCTGGCGCTTCACCTCGGCCTGCTGCGCGGCGGTCTGCATGTTGATCGCGCTGATGACCTGCGACAGCCGGTCGGCCACCAGCGTGTTGCCGCTGGTGATGCGGTCCACCAGCAGCAGGCTGGTGGGGTCGCTTTCGCTCAGCTTGGCCAGCACGCGAGCGAGCGTTGAATCGCTGCTGGCCAGGAAGCTGATGGCCCGGCTCTGCTCGTCGATCACGCCCCCGGTAGCATCGGCGACCGAGCCGGTGGTGGCGGTGGTGCGGTTTGCGGCGGTAACGATGTCGCCGGTACCCAGGATGACCGAGCGCACGCGCTCTGCGGTCAGCTCTTGCAGGCTGACTTGGGCGTCACTGTTGCGGTCTGCGCGCGCGATCAGCGCCCGGATCTGGTCGTCGCTGGCCTTGCCCGCCAGCCCGCGCTGCAGCTCTTCGAAGGTGAGCAGTCCGTCGACGTTGGCGTCCAGACCATCAAAGCCGGCGATCAGTTCGCCGGTCAGCGTCAGGATGCGCTGGGCGACATCGACGGTGCTGCGGTTGACGAGTTCCAGGCGTTGGCGCACCTGGTCGGCCGCAAGCTCTTGCACGCTGACCTGCCTGTCGCCATTGGTATCCACGCGCGCGATCAGCGCCCGGATCTGGTCGTCGCTGGCCTTGCCCGCCAGCCCGCGCTGCAGCTCTTCGAAGGTGAGCAGGCCGTCGACGTTGGCGTCGAGCGCCTGCATCGCGCTGGCGATGGCGCCGCTGGAGCCGAGCGAAGCATTGATGGCTTGCAGCAGCGTGGTGTGCTGCTGCAGCGTTTCTACGGTGAGGTTTCCGTTCTGCAGGTCTTCCTGCAGCACCTGCAGGGCGGCGGTGTTGATGTCCAGCAGCGCGGCCTGGGCGCTGCGCTGGCCGCCCAGGGTGTCGCTGAGAGCGGCCACGCCCTGCAGCTCGGCCGCGATGCGGGCGGCGCCGATGTTGGCTTCGGCCCGGGTGCGGGCGGTGCCGCGCAGGCTTTCGGCGTAGGTGCTGGCCAGGGCGCCCAGGTTGCCCATGGCGGTGGCATCGCCGGCCTGGGCGGCGGCCAGGCCGGTGCGGTAAGCGCTGGCGGCGCTGGCGCCCGGGCTGCCCGTGCCCAGCAGCGCGACGATGGTCTGGCGCAGGCTGCTGCCGGCCTGGGCGTAGGCATCGGCAGCCTGGCGCGCGGCGTTGGCGGCGGACTGGCTGGCGCTGATCTGCCTGGCCAGGGCGTCGGCGGCGGCGCTGGTGGCGGCGGCGGTGGCGGCGGCCAGCGCGGCCTGCTCGTCGCGCAGCGCGACGATGCGGTCAAAGAGCGCGCGGTTGCTCTCGTGAATGGCTTCGCGCTCTCGGCGACGCAGCTCTGCGGTGTCGCCCTGCAGCTGCAGCAGCTGCGTCTCGAGCTGGGCGCGCTCTGACATGACCTGCTGGTAGAGCTGGCGCAGGCTGTCGGCGGTGGTGCCGGCGCCGCCGGCCAGGCGGGCCATTTCGTCGGCGACGCTGCCGAGTTCTTTGGCGAGCTTCTGCTGAATCTCCTCCTCGGTCAGACCCATGAAGCTGATCTTGATCTGCCGGTTGAAGCCGTTGACGGCATCGGCGGCTAGGCCCATGTCGCGGGCCATCTGCATGGTGCTGTCGCGCAGCGTGGTCAGGCTGGTGTCGAGGAAGGCTTCAAGCTCGGGCTGCACCCCTTGGCGCGTGGTCTTGTCGCTGCGGAACAGGCCGCCCTTGTAGGAGTTGTACTGGCTGCCATCGAAGCCGCTGCCGGTGAGGAAGCCTTCGATGCCGGTGTCCTTGAGCTTGCGGCCGAACAGGGGCTGCCACAGCGCGGCCAGCGCGCCAGCGGCGGCCAGCCAGGGCAGCGCGGTGGCAAACGCTGCCCCGGCGCCCATGGCGCCGCCAGCGCCCGCGGTGGTGGGCCCGGCCAGGCCGGCGGCCAGCGATGCGCCCTGCATGCCGCTGCCGAACAGGCCCAGGCTGGTGCTGCCGATGGCGTTGCCGAAGCCGCCGATCAGCCCGCCCAGGCTGCTGGCGGCCGAGCCGCTGACGGCGCCGACCAGACTGCTGATGCTGTTGACCCCGCTGAGTATGGACAAGCCCCCGGCGCCGCCGCCCGTGCTGGCGGCAGCCGTGCCGGCCAAGCCCAGGCTGCCCACGATGACGCGGGCCACGGGGTCGACGATGGCCTTGATGATGGGCTGCAGCACCAGGGTGCTGAAGTAGCGCTTCAGTGCGTCGCCTGCGCTCTTGCCGCCGGACATCAGCGCGTCGGCCAGGGATTGGCCGACCTGGTCGACGGTGCGTTCCCACTGCGCGGCCGCGTCCTTGGCCGCCTGGTCGTTGGCCTGGCGCACGCGCTGGTCGCCCAGGGCGCCGAGCAGTTTTTCGCGCGCCTGGATCTCGCGCTCGATGGCGTCGTAGCCCTCGGTGCCCGCGCGGTACATGGCCTGCTGCTCGCGCAGGCGGGCGATGGTGACCAGCTCGATGGCTTCGGCCAGGCTGATGGCCTGGGCGGCGGCCAGGGCGCTGGCCTTGGCGTCGAGCTCGAGGTCTGCGGTGCGGGCCTGGATGGACTCGAGGTTGCGGCGGGCGGCTTCGGTCTGGTCGTCGAGGTACTTCTGGACGGCGGCGGCGTCCTGGATCTGGGCCTGGGTGATCTGGTCTTGCAGGGTCAGCAGGTAGTCGCGGTAGGCTTCGCGCTGGCGCAGGTACTCGCGGGTCGCTTCTTCTTCGGCCTCGTACTCGCGCACCAGGGCGGCCAGGGCGATGTCAGCCTGCAGCTGCAGCTCGCGCTGGTGGGCGGCTTCGGCTGCCAGCTCGGCGGCGTCGTAGCGGGCGATGGCGGCCAGGTCTTGGGCGGCGCGCACTTCGCGCTCGGCCTTGATGGCGGCGTCGGCGGCGCGCTCGGCATCGTATTCGCGCACCTGCTGGGCCAGGGCGCGGTCGGCCTGCAGCTCCAGCTCGCGCTGCAGGGCCTCGGCGCTGGTTTGCTCAGCGGCCAGCGTGGCGTCGTCGTAGCGGGCCTGCTGGCGCAGGGCGTCTTGTGCGATGCGCTCCAGCTCGGCCTGGTGCGCGGCTTCGGCATCGGCCACGGCGCGGTCGTAGCGCAGCAGGCGGTTGAGGCTGTCCTTCTCGTCGGCTTCGAGCTGCAGCTGCGCGGCGCGGCGGGCGGCTTCGTCAGCGGCGGCCTGGGCAGCGTCTTCGCGCCCCAGGCGCGCCAGGTCTTGGCGGGCGCGGATGTCGCGCTCGGCGTTGGCGGCGGCGGCGGCACCGGCCGCGCCGGGGCCGCCGCCGATTTCGGGCGCGCTGGGCCGCGTGTCAGGTGCGGTGCCGCCCTGCGCCTGCGCCTGGGCTCGGCGCCTGGCGTTGAAAGATTCGCGCAGGCGGCGGCTGAGCGCGGTTCCGTCGTAGTTCCACAGGTTGTCGAGCTTTTCGTTGAACTCCTGGACGACGTCGTTGCGATCTTGCAAAGCGCGCTGGATGGCGGCGCGATTTTCGGGGTTGAAGATGCCGCCCCTGTTCTCGATGCGCAGCAGGCCGAAGACCTCGGCGAAGGTGCTGACATCGGTGAAGACGGCGCGGAAGGCGCTTACGACGACGCCGACGGTCTTGGCCACGCCGACCAGCGCCTCGGCCACGGTGGCGACGGCGATGGCCGCATCCTCGGCCCAGCTGGCCAGCGTGTCGCGCTGGCGCAGGTCATTGGTCTGGGTGATGGTGTCGTTGAGCGCCTTGGCGAAGTCGGAAAGCACCGGCAGCATCTGGCTGGCCACTGTGCGCGACAGTCCGCCAAGGCGCATTTGCAGCAGATCGACCTGCTCATTGAAGCGTCGCGCGGCTTCGCTCGCTTCGTTGTCCACCGTCAACCCCATGGCTCTGGCTTGACGATCGAACTCAGCCATGCCGGCGGCGCCGCGATTCAGCAGCGGCACGAGCTTGACGCCCTCTTCGCCGAACAAGCCGACGGCCAGCGTGGTCTTGGCCACCCCGTCGCGGTAGCCGGCAAAGCGATCCATGACTTCGCGCAGCACGCTCATGGTGTCGCGCAACGATCCATCGGCGTTGCGCGTCGAGATGCCCATCGCGTTGAGCGCCTCACTTCCCTTTGCGACTGCCACGGAGAGCTTGGACAGCAGAGGCGCCATCTGATCGGCTTGAAGGCCGCTGCGCCGGAAAGCCAGTTCAAGGCCGCCAAGGTTTTCAACTGCGATACCGAGCTGCTGCGAGAGGCGACCTGCTTGCTCAGTCGCATCAATGGCTGACTTGACAAACGCTGCGATCGTGCCCACCGACAGCGCGGCGGCCAGCTGCGGCCCCAGCGACTTGAAAGCATCGCCCACCTTCAGCGTCTTCGCGTCCAGCTCGCCCAGGCTGCGCGTGACGCCCGCCAGGCCGCCCGTTACCTGGGCGGCGCCCTGCAGGTTGAGCCGAATGCCGATCTGTTCTGCCATGGTGCTCAGGCCCGTGGTTCAGCGGCGCGCCGAGGCGGGGCGCTCGCGGCGGGCGCGGTCGGCCCATTCGTGCAGGGTGACGCGCTCCATGCGCTGGATGTCGGCCAGCAGCTGGCGCGCGCGGCGCGGGGGGCGGTCCAGGCGGGCCAGGCGCAGGTAGGCTTCGACGCCCGCGTAATTGAGGCCCGTTGGCTGCCCCATGCCGGCGTAGACCCACTGCGTCTGCAGCGCCAGCCACGTGGTGAGCGCGCGCTGGTTTTCGGGCAGCAGGAAGAAGGGCTTGGGGCCGCCGGTGTCGGATTGGTCGAGCACCAGGCCGAAAGCGGCCAGCGCGGCGTCTTGTTCGTGGTCGGCGGCGTCGTCATCTTCCGTGCTCCCGAAGTCCAGCTCGCCGCGCGCGAGCAGGCGCGCCGCCTCCTCTAGTTTTTTGCCGTGCCCTTGGCTCCGCAGCTTTCCAGGTACGCCCCGAAGATGACGCCGGCCATGCCCACGATCTCGAGCAGCGCGGCCAGGTTGGCCGGGGTGAAGGGCACCTGGTTGGCGTCGTCGTCGAGCACCCCGTCCCAGCCGCTGACGACATCGGCCAGCAACTCGGGCACCGTGCGCTGGTTGCTGTCGACGATGTCGCGCAGCGCGCTCTGCGACAGGCGCTTGGCCTGGAGCGAGAACGAGAACGCGGCCGGCTTGCCGTCGGCGCCGGGCAGCTTGCCGGCGACCGGGACGGTGATGGTGTTGCTGACGTAGAGGCGGAAGGCCATGCGGGGCTCGGTGTGGGGATGGTTGCGGTGGGCAGGGCGGCGCGGTCAGGCGGCGGGGCTTACAGGCAGACGATGCGGAGCTCGTCGTTGCCGCTGGACGGGACGAAGCGCAGGTTGAGGCCGGTGTGAAGCTCGCCTTCGTAGTCGACGTCGGACGGGTCGATGCGCTGCACGCGCGGGGCGTGCAGGATGATCCCCACGCCCGCGCCGGTGCTGTGCGTGAAGCCCAGCGTCGTGGTGGTGTTGGCGTTGATGTCGGTGCGGAAGGTGGCTTCTTGCGCCGCGGTCAGCTCGAGCTGGCAGGAGCCGGTGACATCACGCTGCGTGATGGCAACCGATTGGCCGCCCAGGATGGCCTTGCGGGCAATGCTGTTGCCCAAGTTGATGGCCAGGCCGCGGCTGGGGTAGGCGGTGCCGCTGGTCAGCGTGCCGGCGCTGTACGTTGCGCCCAGGTTGATGTCGCCCGAATTCACGTCGGACACCACGCTGGGCACCTTCCACGAGGTGAGCGTCAGCGTGGGGTCGGCGGTGGCGGTGGTGCCGCCGTCCAGGCCCGTGAAGGTAAAGCGGATCATCGGGCGCTCTCCTTCGTTCAGCATGAGCTCGGCGTTGCCCATGCAGCCCAGCGCCTTGCGCAGCGTGCCGTCGATGTGGTAGTAGATGGTGGCCGACTTGAACGACGCGCTGACGGGCGTGTATTCGACTCTGGCAGGCGTGGTGAGCACCGCTTCGGCCATGCCGCAGGCCAGCAGCAGCGGGCCCCAGGCCGGGGCGGTGCCGGCGGCGCCTGAGTTGGCCAGCTCGACGTCGAAGCTGCACTCGACGAAGCGCGTGCCGGCCAACTGCTCACTGCCGCCCAGGTTGGCGCGGATCAGGTCGCGGTTGACGTTGGTGTACGCGACGTTGAACGAGGCGTTCGACACCAGAATGGCGTTGGCGGCGCCATCGGGCGTGGGGTCCACCCCGTAGTTGACTTCGGTCTTGGCGAGGATGGCGGTCTTGCGGATGAGGCGGCCCATGGCTTACTCCTTCGATGCGGCGGCGGTTTCGGTGGCGGGGGCGGCGGGCGCCGCGGCGGGTTCGGGCAGGGGCACCCAGGCCTGGTGGCCGGCGTCCCACGTCCAGCGGCCACCGGCTGGCGGCGTGCCCACGGGTTGCAGGTTGGGCGGCTCGGCGGGTGCGGGGGCGGGCTTGGCGGCGGGCATGGTGGCGGGTGCGTTGGTGGGTGGGCGCGTCAAGGCCACGCAACCAGGCTGTTGGACCGGGTGCGGTGCTGGACGACAAGGCTGATGGTGGCGGCCACGAGCGGCGTGTCACCGTCGTCGGTCTGCCAGTCGATGGTGGGCGTCATGCGCACGTCGATCACGCCCAGGTTGGTGGCCGGCTGCCACACGGCGATGCGCGCCCAGGCGGCTTCGAGCAGCGCGTCAACGGTGGCGGCGGGCTCGCTGGCCGAGCTGGCGCCGCGCGCCAGGCAGTCGACGGCGAAGCTGGTTGTCCACTCGTAGCCAGCGCCCAGGGTGCGGGGGTAGTCGGCGCGGCTCTGCAGCATGCGCACGTTGACCTGCGCGCTGTGCTGCGCGGCCATGGGGCGTGTGGCGTTGGTCTTGACGTTGCCCGATGCCAGCCCAGGTGATGCGGTGAGCAGCGCGACCAGGGCGGTTTGGATGGCGAGGTGGGCGCTCATGTCTCAGGCGCGCTCGAGCATGAGCCGGCTGACGCCGGTGCCGTCGGGTTGGTGCTCGACGATGGTGTAGGTGGTGCTGCCGACCACGGCGGCCTTGCCTACCGGGCTGGCGGGCACGTGCGCCGTGGGCAGCGTCAGCATGGGCTGCGCTGCCGCGATGCCGGCCACCGCCAGGCCGCCGAGCTGGTGTTCGGCGTCGAAGATGGCCTCGCGCGCCGCGCCGTCCACCGTGACGGCCACGCCCAGGCCGCTGGCCTTGAAGAAGGGGGCAAGGTTTTCGGCAAACATGGGCGGCGGGCGGGCTTGGGGCGGCGGGGTCAGTCGGTCTCGCTCAGCGCGACGACGGCCAGCGTGTAGGCGGGGCTGCTGGTGCCGCCGATGTCGTAGTTCATCCGCAGGTAACGTGCGCAGCGGTCGAAGTTGATGGCGCGCTTCTGGGTGGACACACCGGTGGTCAGGCCGGTGAAGGCGCCGCCGTCGACATCGCTGTAGCTGCGGGCCGTGGTGGCGATGGCGATGGTGTCGCCGTTGGCGAAGGCGGTGCCGCCGGCCACCAGGTCGAAGGCGACGTAAGCGCTGGTGAAGCGCTGGCCCACCGTGGCGTTGCCCAGGGCGCCCGAGGTGGCGCCGACGACTGCGGCCGTGGTGGCGTTGCTGAAGGTCAGCGTGATGGTCTCGGCCACCGCATCGGGGCCAGCGACGACATCGAAGCAGTTGCCCGTGCCGGTGTTGCTGCCCGGGGTGACGCTGGTCACCGCATCGGTGTCAGGCGAACCCTGCAGCTTGAGCGCCAGCGTGGGCGTGCTGCCGGCCGTGTTGCGGGCCATCAGCACGATGGCGCCTTGGCCCTTGAGGCTGCGCGCGTCGATGCCGGCGCTGTTGCCGTCGGCGCTGATGGCGGCCGGGGCCTGGATGTTGGTGAGGGTGGCGTCGCCGATGATGTCCATGCGTCAGTCCTTGGGTGCGGCCTTGCGCGGGCGGCGCGGCGGCGTGGGGGTGGCGGGCTCGGGGGCCGGGGTGACCATGGCGGCGTGCGCTTGCTGCACGGCGTCCAGCGCCTGCAGCAGCGCGGGCGGCTCGTCGGGCAGCGGCTGCGCGCGGCCGGCGGCCACCAGAATGGCAACCACCGTGGCCGGCAAGTCGCGCACATCGCCCGGGTGGGCGTCGTTGCCGACGCCCCCCAGGGCCGTGCCGCGGACGAAGCGCACGCGCATGCTCAGGCGCCTCAGATGGTGGCGCCGGTGGCCTTGCAGAAGCTCTGCGGGTGGCGCAGCGCGATGTCGGCCAGCTGGAAGCTCGTGACTTCCACCATGCCCTGCTTCTTGAGCGCGTAGGGGTCGACCACGATCTCGAGCGCGCCCCAGGTGCCGATCATCACGCTGGTGAAGTCGCCGAAGATGACGCCGTGGTCGCTGCCGCTGCCCAGCGTGGCCAGCACCTGGTTGGTGGCCACCGCGCGGTAGCCCACCAGCTGGCCGTCGTTGAGCGGGCCCGTCCAGATCATGCGGCTGTCGGTCGACGCGGCGATGACCGTCTGCGCCAGTTTGCCGGCCATGCCCGGCGTGGTGGCGAAGGCCAGGTTGCCCATCAGGGCGTTGTCCTTCAGCACCTCGGTGACCATGTCGATCAGCTTGCCGTAGGTGGGCGTGCCGCCCATCGCGATGCTGTTGACGTTGCTGGCGGCGTAGATGCCGGTGGGCTCGTTGTTGCTGCCGCTGCCGTGCAGCACGGCGCGGTCCCAGGCCAGCGCGTGCTGGGCGGCCAGGTCGTTGCGGATGAACTGCTCGACGTCGATGCTGGACTGCGCCATGAGCTGGCGGCTGAAGGCCGTGGTGGCCTGCAGCGTCTTGGGCGTGAGGCTGACGCTGCCCAGCGTGGCGTTGCTGGCCGTGACGTTGGTGCCGTCGTTCTCAGGCATCCAGTAGGCCGTGGCCGCACCCGTCTGCTTGGGGAAGCTGACCGGGCTGGTCAGGCCGGCCATGACGCGGGCGCCCAGCTCCACCGCAACCGTCTGGTTGCGCAGCAGGTCGATGAACTCGCCCGGCTCGGTGAAGACCGTGCTGCTGCCCTTGGTGGACGTGTTCCACAGCGATTCGGCGATGGCGGCGCGCTCGGCCTGCAGGCGCATCGGCACGAAGATGCCGCCGTGGCGCTTGGCGTTGGCGGGCAGCTGGCGCTCGAGCTCCTGGCTCAGCTCGGCCTCGAAGCCGCTGACGGCCTGACCTTCGGCGCGAGCGATGGCGGCGGCGATGGCGCGCACGTAGCTGTACTGCTTGCGCTCGCGCTCGTTGAGCTTGACGTCGGCGGCCAGCGGCTTGTTGGCCACTTGGCGCAGCACCTCGGCCTGGAACTGCTCGACCGTGTGGCCGGCCTGGATGGACTTGAGCGCCAGCTCGCGGGCGTCGTAGCCCTGGATGGTGGCGGCGAGCTGGGAGATTTCGGCGGCGTGGTTGCGCTCGGTGACTTGGACGTCGGACATGGTGCGGCCTTTCAGCGGCTGAGGTTGCGGGGTCGGTGCGGCAGGGGCCGCGCGGTCGGCAGCAGGCGAAGGGCCGGCCACCGGGGTGGCCGGGTCGGCGGCTGCCGGCGCCGAGAAGGGTGCGGGTGGCGCGTGGGGTGCGGCTTGGGGCTGCGCCAGGGCGCGGCCGACGCCGACGCTGGGGTCGGCGGGCACGCTGACGAGCGACACCTCGTAGGGCTCCCAGTCGGTGACGCGGTAGGTGTCGTCGTCGTCGTCGTCGGTTTCGATCAGCTTGGCGGCGTGGATCATGTAGCCCACGGAGACGTTGCGGCGGATGCCGTCGCGGACGTCTTGCCAGACTTCCTCAGCCCGCACGCTGCGGCCGAAGCGCACCACGGCGCGGGCCACGCGGTCAGCGCCGACTTCGACCTGCTCGACCACGCCGACGACGTCGCGCGTGTCGTGATCCACCAGCAGGTTGGCGCCGCTGGTCAGGCGCTGCAGGCGCATGGCGGTGGGGCTGACGTCCAGGATCTCGCGGCCCCACCAGCGGTCGAACGGCGCTTCGCTGGCGAAGGCCAGCGTGGCGGTGCGGGCTTCCTCGTCGATCTGGGCGCGCTCGAACTGCAGCGCCCGGCTCAGCGGCTTGGCGGCCTGCGCATCGCGGATGGCCTGCGGCAGAAGGTTGGCGTCTTGCATGCGGGCATTGCATCAGCCCGCGGGGTGACATTTCCAGGGGTAAATGTCACCTGCCCTTGCACGCGCTCAAGCGGCTTCGGCCGGCGCTGGTGCAGGCGCCGGCGCGGGCTGCGCGGCCGGCGTGGCGCCCGGGGCGCCCTGGTAAGCGGTGAGCGTGACGCCGTAGCGCTGGGCCAGGGCTTGCGCTTCGCCGATCTGCTGCAGCACGTCTTCGAAGTCTTGCCCCATCTGCGCGGCCAGGGTCTGCGGGGCGATCAGGCCGGCGCGCACGGCCTGGGCCTTGGCTTCCATGTCGGCGCGCGGGTCCACCCAGTCCCAGCGCCGGGCCTGCCACTCGTGCATGCTGAACTTGGCCAGGCGCGACGCGGGCAGCGCGCTGCCGTTGGGCAGCAGCACCGCGCCCGACAGCAGCGCCTGCTGCAGCCAGGCGTTGAACATGGGCCGCAGGAAGGCGCCGATGAACCACGCCTGGTCACTGGCCCAGCGGTCGCGCTCTTCAAGCGTGCCGCTGCGGATGCTGCTGAAGTTCACGCCTTCCAGGTCATTGGCCAGGCTGTGATAGGCCACGCGCCAGCCGCTGGCGATGCGCTGCAGCGTGGTCTTGACGAAGGGGCCGAAGTTCTGCTCGGGGTACTTGCTGTCGAAGGCCTGGAACTCCACGCCCGGGGGCAGCGTGTCGAAGGTGCCGGGCTGGCTGGTGGTGATCTGCTGGCCGTCGCCGGCTTCGTCGCTGCCCACCGGGGGCAGGCCGTCGGGCGTGCGAAAGAAGCCGTAGTGGTTGGCGCCGTTCTCGGCGGCCAGCAGCGCGCTCAGCATGAAGCCGCCCAGGTGGTGCAGGCTCACCATGCCCGGGGCCATCCAGGGCACGCCCCGGGCCTGGCCGGGCACGTCGACGCGGAAGCGGTGGATCAGCTCGGCCACCGGCACGCGCACCTTGCGGCGCTGCTGAGCGCCGCGCAGGTCGTTGGGGTGGCTCTGGTACAGGTGCAGCGCCAGCGTGCGGCCGGCTTCGTCCTGCTCCACGCCCATGACGACGCGGTTGCCGTTGGGCAGCAGCTCGGTGTGCTGGGTGTCGATACGGTCGGCGTCGATGAGCTCGAGCGCGAAGTTGTAGCGGTTGCCGGCCGCGGCGCCGCGTACCATGCGCACCAGAAACTCGCCGTCGGTGGGCAGGCTGCCCACCAGCGTCTCGCAGACGTCGCGCAGGCTCATGGTGCCGGTGATGTCGGCGGCGGCGGCCCACTCGGCAAAGGCGGCTTCGATGGCCTGGTTGGCCAGGCGGTCGGGCGTGCGGCCGTTGTCGTCGACCACGCGGGCCTGCAGGCGGAAGCCGTCAGGGCCGACGATGTTGCCCTGGCACATGCCGATGAACTTGCGCGCGTAGTCGTTGTTCTTGGCCAGGTCGCGGGCGCGGGCGCGCAGGCGGTCGAGATCGCTGCGCAGCTCTTCGTTGATGCTGGCGTTGGCGGTCCACCATTCGCTGGTGAGGCGGTCAACCCGGGCGGCGTCGAAGCGGCGGGCCTGGGCTGCCGGCAGGCGGCGGCGTGCAGCCGGCGGGGCGATGAACTGCGCCACGCGCTGGCGCAGGCGTTGGGTGAGGCTGGGCATGGGCAAGTCCTGCGGGTAGGGTCGGCTCAGCGGCGGGCGAAGCGCACGAAGACGCGGCGCGGGTCAGGCAGGCCGCGGGCGGCACGGCTGGCGGCGTCTTCGCGCAGCACCTCGCCGCGGTACTTGTCGCGCAGCTGCAGCAGCTCGGGGATGGGGATGTACTTCAGCTGGCGGCCGGCGATCTGGTACTCGCCCACCTCGCTGGTGGCGCGGCCTTCGATGACGGCTTCGATGGCGTCGAGCACCTTGCGGGCGTGGCTGCGGCCATCGGTGGCGGTGGCGAAGGTGGGCCGCACGGTGAGCGTGCCGGTGCCCACGGTGTACACCTCGCCGGCCTTGCTGGCCTGGGCGCGCCAGGTGTAGGTGGCGGCGGCCCAGGTGGCGGTGGTGGCGGCGGCCACGGTGACCAGGTGGGCGTCACCGTCGGCGCTGGCGCTGAAGACGTAGCGGTTGGCGGCGCTGACCAGCGTGTACGTCAGGGCCCAGCCCTGGCCGGCCGGGTAGTCAGCCAGGATGCGGCGCCACTTGGCGGTGTCGCCTGCGGCCAGCACGGCCGGCTCTTGGGTGGGGATGTCGCTCATGGCGGGCACTCTGCGGTGGTTGGGGGTGACATTTCAAGGGGCGGATGTCACCTGTCAGCGGCCGCGCACGACGCGCAGCACCTGGCGCTCGGTGATCTGCTCCTGGCGGGCGATTTCGGACAGGCGCACGTTCTCGAGGTAGGCGCGCTGGATGCGGCTGTTGCGCTCGGCCCGGGCGTCGCGGGTCTGGCGGCGCGGCACGTGCACCTGTTCACCGCCCCAGTGCTGGCGGATCTCACGCTCGACCTGCTGGGCCAGCTGCTCGTCGAGCTGGCGGCCGGCGGTCTGCTCGGCGCGGCGCACGCGGGCGAGCATGTCGCGCACGATGTCGGCGTGGGTGGGCAGGTGGGCGGTGGTCACCATCGGCGGCGTCCTTGTGGGATGGTCGGGCGGTGGGCGGGGCGGCGCTGCGGGGTGGGCGGCGCGGTGGCGGTGGTGGCGGCGGCGGGCGGCGGCTCGGCCTGGCGGGCGGGCTCGGCCGGCGCGGGCGGCGGCTCTTGGGTGAGCGCGGGCGGCGGGGGCGCGGGCGCGGCAGGCTCGTCGAACAGGCTGCGGTCTTCCACCCGGGCTTGCCACTTGCGCCAGTCGCCTTCGCGCCAGCGGTCGATGCCGGCGAACACGGCGGCGGCCAGGGCGTAGACGGCGCAGTCCAGCGCTTCGTTGCGGCGGCCGGCGGGCTTGACCCACTCCAGCCTGGGGCGGCCTTTGACGTAGCGGGTGACGAGCTTTTCGCTGGTGAGCTGGTCGAACACCTCGGGCGGCAGGTGCTTGCTCAGGTGCACGTAGCCCGGGCCGGGCTGGGCGGTGCGCAGGCGGCCGTAGATTTCGGCCTTGGCGGTGTCCGTGCCCAGCGGCCACAGCTTGACGCCCCCTTTCATCTTCTGGCCGCGCCAGGTCACGTCCTGCGGCGTGGGCTTGCCCAGCAGCGCCTTGCCGGCCTGGCTCATGCCCTTGACGGCGTGCACGTGCGCGTGCTGGTGGGCGCGGGCGTAGGCGTAGACGGCCTGCGTGTGGTGGCCGCCGCTGTCGACCATGCAGGCCAGCACCGGCACGGGCCGGCCGCTGGCGTGCAGGATGGGCGTGCGGCGGTACTCGGTGAGCGCGGCCCAGGGGCTGCCGGGCTGGCTTTCGTCGAGCGCGGGGTCGCCGTAGAAGACGGCGCGGTCGACGAGCTGGCGCTCCATGCCGCGCCCCCAGGCCCAGGCGTAGGCTTCGATTCGGTCACCCTGCACGTCGGCGCCGATGGTGGCCACGTACAGGCCCCAGTGCACCTGGCGCAGCGGGATGTCGGCGGCGCGCTTGCGCAGCGCGTGCTCGTCGGCGCGGTCGCCGCTTTCCTCGAAGGTTTCGGCCAGCCGGGTGTTGACGAAGACGCGCAGCAGGCTGATGTCACCGGCGCGGGCAGCGATCAGCGCGCGGTGCCACTCGACCACGATGTCGGCCCAGCTGAGCCAGCCGAGCGGGCTGTAGAGGCTGCTGAGCTGGAAGCCGCGCACGCGGCCGGCGGCGGCGCCCGGGGCCTCAGCCACCCAGCGGCCGGCGGCCAGCATGGCGGGCTTGTGGTGCTCGCGGATCTCGCCGCCGCAGTGCGCGCAGACGTAGCGCACGCTGTCGGGCAGCGGGCTGCCGTCGTCGGCGCTGTCCCACTTCAGCCCGTGCGGCTTGTCGGCGCCCCACTCCAGGGCCTGGTGCTCGCCGCAGTGCGGGCAGGGCACGTGGTAGCGGCAGCGGTCGCTGGCCAGGTAGCGCTGCTCGATGCGGCTGAAGTCCTTGGTGGTGGGCGTGCTGGTCAGCAGGCGCTTGCGGCGGCTGAAGGTGGTCTGCCGCGCCTCGGCCAGCTTGATGGGGTCGCCTTCGCCGTCGGCGTCCAGCGGGTAGGCGTCGATCTCGTCGAGGAACAGGTCGCGCACGGGCATGCTGCGCAGGCCGGCGGCGCTGTTGGCGCCGGCCACAGCCATGAAGCCCCCCGCGAACTCTTTGAGCAGCGTGGTGTTGGCGTCATCGCGGCTGCGGTTATCGCGCACTTTGCGGCGCAGGGCGGGCGATTCTTCGATCATCGGCGCCAGGCGCTGGCGGCTGTAGCGCTTGGCCATGTCGATGGTTGGCTGCACGATCATCACCGGGCCGGGGTTGGTGTCCACCAGGTAGCCCAGCCAGTTCGAGCCGATGCGGGTCTTGCCCGTCTGCGCGCCCCACATCAGCACCACCTCTTCAACCGTGCTGTGCTGGCTGAGGCAATCCATCGGCTCGCTGGCGTAGGGCGTGCGGGCGGCACGGTAGGGGCCGGGCTCGGCGCTGTCTTTGGCGCTCAGGATGATGGAGCGTTCTGACCATTGGGATACGCCGATGCGCTCGCTGGGCCAGGCGTAGGCCATGGCGGCGCTGATGACCGTGCGGGCCTGAGCCAGTGCGGCTGTGGAGTCCAGCAGGTCGCGCGCGCCCATGTCAGACGCGCTCCTTCAAATGCAGCAGGGCGTTGCGGATTTCGATGTCCAGCGCATCATGAACACGGGCCTGGTTTGTCTCGGCGGCCAGCACGGCAGACAGGCGGTTAGGGATCTGCTGCATGGCCTCGCGGAAAGTGGCGAAGATGCGGGACAGCTCGGCCTGGATGTCGGCGGCCGACACCAGCTCACCGATGGCCTTCTTGTATTCCAGCTCGGCCAGCTTGGCGTTGTAGGCGCGCTCCTGCGCCTGCGCCTGGCGGAAGATGGCGTCCACGCGGCCAGCCTCGGCAATCGGCCGCAACGGCTCGCTGGGTTCGCTGCCCGGCTTGGCGTTGGTGCCGTTGCGGGCGCGGCCCAGATCGGTGGTGTTGCGGATCAGCCGGTCGGTCAGCTCAAAATCCACCACGCGCCGGCCGTTCACCTCGCGCTCCACCAGGCGCCCTTGGTGGCCGAGCTTGGTGACGTAGGCGGGCGACTTCTTGATGTGCTCCGCGTACTCGCTGCGGCTGCCCGTGGTCATGAGCGCGCAGCCTCCACCTCGGCAAAGGTTTGGCCGGTGGCCTCGAGGGTGGCCTGGCGGCCGGTGAAGGCTTGCCAGCGGTTGATGATGACGTCGACGTAGCGGGGGTCGAGCTCCATCAGGCGGGCAATACGGCCGTTCTTTTCGGCGGCGATTAGAGTAGTGCCACTGCCGCCGAAGCTGTCTAGAACTGAATCGCTGCCCTTGGTGTTGTTGAGCATCTGGTACTCAAACAACGCCACCGGCTTCATGGTTGGGTGCTCCGCACTTCGCGCCGGGCGGTCAAACTCCAAGATCGTGGTCTGCTTTCGGTCGCTCGCCCACAAGTGCCCAGCGCCCTCCTTCCAGCCGTACAGGCAGGGCTCGTGACGCCAGTGATAGTCCTGGCGGCCCATCACCAGGCTTTGCTTTTTCCAGATCAGGCACTGACGCACTTTCCACCCGGCGTCCTGCGCTGCGCCTCTGAAGTTATAGCCCTCCGAATCGGCGTGCCAGATGTAGAAGACGGCGCCGGGCTTCATCACTGCGTCGGCAGCCACGTAGGCGTCGCGCAGAAACTGGCGAAACTGGCCATCGGCCATCGAGTCGTTCTGGATCTTCAGAGCGTCTTTGGTTTTGCCCTCGTAGGCCACGTTATAGGGCGGATCGGTAAGCCACATGTCAATGCCCCCCCCCAGGGTGAGCGCTTCCATGTGGTCGATGCGCGTGCTGTCCCCACACATCACCCGGTGCTTGCCCAGCAGCCACACATCGCCATCCGCCGTCACCGGCTGCGCGGGGGGCTCGGGCGCTTCGTCAGGGTCGGTGAGTCCTTCGGTTTCGGGCTCGGGCTCGGTCAGCAGCGCGCCCAGCTCGTCAGCGTTGAACCCCAGCAGGTCAAGGTCGAAGTCAGCGGCCTGCAGGTCTTCCAGCTCCAGGCGCAGCATGGCTTCGTCCCAGCCTGCATTGAGGGCCAGCTGGTTGTCGGCGATGACGTAGGCGCGCTTCTGCGCATCGCTTAGGTGCGCCAGGCGGATGCAGGGCACCTGGGCCAAACCAAGGGCCTTGGCCGCCATGACGCGGCCGTGGCCAGCGATGATGCCGCCCGCCTCGTCCACCAGCACCGGGTTCGTGAACCCGAACTCCCGCATGCTGGCCGCGATCTGCGCCACCTGCTCGTCGCTGTGGGTGCGGCTGTTGCGGGCATAGGGCACCAAGCCCGCCACCGGCACCAGCTCTAGTCGGTCTTGAATTACCACCGCTGCCATCGTTTCACCTGGCCGTTTCACGTTTCACCAATGCCGAAACTTGCCCACTAGCCGAACATCGCGCTCGCGAATGACCCGCGATGGAGGGCCCAGGAAGGACCCAGACCGGGGGGTGGGCTGGCTCGCTGAACTCATGACCTGGCGCGCGCGGTGCGCATGGCTTGCTCGATGGCCCGCGCCCATTCGCGCGGCAACTCGCGGGCGACGACGGGCTGCGCGGCGGCCAGGAAGTCCACTCGCTTCTCGTAGCGCGCCGAGCGCTGCGGGAACACGATCAACGGGATGAGCTGCGAGCGCCCATCGGGGCGCGCGATGCGCTTGTAGATGCCGGGCGGGCTGCCGGGCACGCCGGCCTCGGTGGGGTCGCCGTAGAAGATCTCGACGTTGCGGCTGACGCGGATGGTGCGCGACTGGCGCTTGCTCAGCTTGCCTTCGCGCCGGGCCACGGCCAGCAGCTTGGCGATCGTGCCGCGCGGCAGGTTGCCGAAGGCGTCGAGCTCCACCGCAGCAGGCAGGCGCAGGGCCTTGCGCGCCGGCTGCCGCGTGCCGCCCTGCAGCTGCCAGCGCAGGTAGCTCGCTTGGCGGGTCTTGAAGAAAACGCCGGCTTCGAGTTTGCGCTTGTCGGCGCGGGCGATGAAGGTCGATGCGCGGCTGCCCGTGGGCTCGCCGGCCGTGAAGGGGGTGGGTCGATCCAGCGCGCCCCGCAGCAGGCCGGGCACGATGGCCTGCACGTGGCGGGCCGTGGCGTTGAGCGCCACGCTGGCCGCAAAGTCAGCCTGCCCGGCCAGCGCGCCCAGGCGTTCGCGCACCTGGGCGATGTTGGTGTCGATGGTGATCCTCACGGCGCCGCCCCCCACACCAACCCACCCTGCCCGTCCAACCGCACCCGCCGGCCGCTGACCGTGCTGCCGAACTCGCGCAGCACGCCATCCGGCCCGATCTCGGCGGCGTAGAAGCCGCCCTTGCCCTGCTTCCCCCTCAGCACAACGCGGTCGGCGGCCTGCTTGCCCAGCTCGGCCCGCAGCCAGTCCACCAGCGCGGCGGTCTGGGGCATGGTGGATCGCAGGCTTGCTGCCTTGCTGCCTTGGCCTTGCTGTTGCATGGTGCTGTGTTGTGGTGCTCTTTGCTCTCTCGTCCAACCGTCCAACCTCGTCCAACCCCTTTCCCCCTGTGCGCGCCCCTGCGGGGGCGTGCGGGGGCGTGCGGGCGTCCGCGCGCCCCCACGCACACACGCATGTGCACGTGAGGCAGGTTGGACGAGGTTGGACGGCACCCTGCCACCGAGGTAAAAACCGCCCGTCCAACCTTGCGCAGAGGTTGGACGGAGGTTGGACGGAGGTTGGACGAGATCAGAATTCATCGAGCGTTTCCTCGGCCGGACCACCGGCCTGCGGCTCGCTGGTGGGACCACCCACCGCGTTCTGATCGTCCGCGCCCTGCCCCGGCTTCGAGGTTGGACGGACGTAGCGCCAAAGCCTGGCGCCATGGGCGTCGCGCTTCTTCGTCCAGCCGAGCTTGTGCATGGCGATGCCCACGCGCGTGCTCATCTGGCGGGCACCGTCGATGCGGTCGCTGGGCACGCCCAGGCAGTACACCAGCAGCTCGTGCGTGGTGAAGCTGTCGCGCTCGCAGGCTTCGGTGTGCGCTTCGCCGAAGCGGGCGCTACTGTCCACCCAGCTGGCGATGCGCTCAAACCACGGATCGCCGATCTCGCGGCGCTCCTGCTCGGGGACAAGGTAGCGCTGTTCTTCCTCGCGCGTGGGCCAGCAGCGCCGGGTTTCGGCGTCGTCACTGGCCAGTCGGGCGATGGCCTCGGCAAACATCTGGTCGCGGTCGGCGGCCAGCTTGTCGAGGTTGATCTCGTCGTCGCAGGCCACGGGCCAGAAGCGCCGGGCGCCGGTCGAGTCCTTGCTGTACTCGTCCTGGTTGGTCGTGCCGGCGAAGACGCAGCTGCGCGGGCGATCGGCCGGACGGCGGGCAAAGGGCTCGCGCACGCGGTCGATGCGGCTGGTCAGGTATTGCTTGACGGCGGTGGTCTCGGCGCGGCTGAAGCTGTCGAGCTCGGCGATCTCGTACAGCCACTTGCCCGACAGGTTGAGCAGCGCGTCCTTGTCGCCGATGCGGATGGGCGTGTCGGCAAACCAGTCGTCGCGGCCCACCAGGGTGCGCAGGCTGGTGCTCTTGCGCTTGCCCTGCTTGCCCTCGAGCACGATCATGTAGTCGGCCTGGCAGCCCGGCTGGCGGATGCGGCGCACCATGTTCATCACGAACCACGGGCCGATCAGGCGCGTGTAGGTGGTGTCGGCCGCGCCCACGCACTCGTGCAGCCAGTGCGTCAGGCGGTCGATGCCGTCCCAGGCGGGCAGGTTGTCCAGGTACTGGCGCACCGGGTGGAACTTGTTGTCCGTGGCGGCCATGGCCACGCCGGCCGCCAGCGTGGCCTCGGCCCGCACCCGAAGGCGTAACTGCGTGGCGAGCCAGTAGCCCAGGCTGTAGTCGTCGTCGGTGGCCCACTCGCCCGGCTCGCTGCCCCAGGGCGTGGTGCGCGTCTTGAGCACGCGGTAGGCAAACTCGTCGAAGGCCACCAGGCCCGCCAGCTCGGGGTGGTGCTTCAGCGTCAGGAAGACGTTTTCACGGCAGTCGGCCACCCCGCCTTCGCTGTTGCGCAGCAGCAGCGCGTCCAGCGCCGGGGGCAGGTTGTTGCGGGGCTTGCGCCTGCCACCCGGCGCGGAGCCGGACGCAGTGGTAGATCGGGCTTCGGCCGCTTCGGCGCCTTCGGGGTCGGCGTGGTAGTCGGGTGCGTCGTCGGCCTGGTCGTCGCCGGCTGCACCGTCGTCCTGCAGATCGGGCGCGTCCTGCGGCGGCGGCGGTGCGCGCAGCGGGCCGCGGCTGCGCGGCGGCGACCAGCCGGCGTCGATGGCGCGGCGGAAGATGGTGGCCTCGGTGATGCCCTGGCCGCGGAAGCTGGCCCACTTGCGCGCCAGCACCTCATGGCCGGGGTACTTGCTGCCCTTGCTGCTCCACCAGTCCCACAGCCGCAGGCCGCCTTCGCCCAGCGCGGTCTTGAGCGCCATGCCCACCTCGACCCAGTCGTCGTGCGGCATGTCGCTGTCCAGCTGCAGCAGCGCAGATTCGAGCCGCCGGCCCAGATCATCGGCGGCGGGCGTGGCGGGGCGTGGCGCAGCGGCGCGCGGCGCCTGGTCGCGCGCCGGCTTGACCAGCTCGCGCAACATCGCCAGCGTCTGCGGCGTGATCGGGCCCACCTCTGCCGGCGTGCCGGCCCATCGGTCGCCGGTGCAGGTGAAGAACTGTCGGCCGCAGAAGACCTCCACACCGATGCTGTTGTCCTTGAAGGTCTGCGTGTGCCCGGCCACGATGATGTGCACGCCCCGGCCGCTGGGGCTGCGCTCGGTGTAGCTGGCGCACTGCTCGATGATGCGCAGGCAATGCGGCGCCACCTCGCCGGTGTCGGCGTCGATGGCGGCGTCGATGTCGATGCCGATCAGCCCGTCCCCGGGCAGGAAGGCGAAGCCCAGCCCGTCAAAGCGCCCGGTGTCCACCAGCGCCCGCGCCTGGGCAAAGCCGGCCAGCTGGGCGCGGTCGTCGGCGCTGCCCTGCTCACCGCGGCGCTTGCGCCCGCTGCAGTAGTAGGGCACCTTGCGCGGCTTCTTGTCGCCGGGGTAAGTCTCGAAGCGCCAGACCAGCCACTGGTCCAGCGCCCGCATGGCGGCGGGCAGGTTGTCCAGCAGCGGCTGCATCAAGGCGGCTTCCTGTGTCATGGCGCGGCCTGCGTCAGTCAACGCGAACCATCAGGCGCGAGGCCACGCGCTCGTGCATCTGGAAGCCATCCTTGCGGGTCTTCGTCGGCCCCAGCGCGCCGGCATCGGGCGGGGGGTCCAGGTATTCGAAGTGCAGGATGTCGTCGCCCGATGCATCGGGCTCGATCTTGGCCAGGCGTGCAAGGCGGCCGGTGCGGGTGAGGTACTGGCGGTTGACGCGCGCTTCAAAGGCGCGGTGGCGCACCAGGCCCGGTGTCTGCGTGCGGCCTGCCATCACGCAGCCCCCCGCACTTGCGCATGCTCACCAGTCCCGTCGCCCGGCGCCGGGAACACATGCAGCCGGGCCGGCAGCGGGCCTTCACGGGTGACGGCGGTGCGCCGAACATGGGCCACATGTTCTCCCCACGTTTTGCCATGCTCGAGCGAGCACACCAGATCACGCAGCAGCTCGCCCGGGTTGCACCCGGCCGCGTGCGCGCGTCGACGGAAGGCCTCGGCTGTTTGCTCGTCGAGCCTGACCTTGATTTCCTCGGTGAGCTTCATGGTGCGTCAGGCTCCGAGCGTGGAAGAAAAAACGCGCCGCCCGGCCGGGCATGCGGAGGAGACGGTACGCAGCGGCACCGGCCGGGCAGCCGGCATCACGGCCGGCCAGCGTGGCGCAGAAACCCGGCCATGGGCACCGGGCAGGGAGGGATCGGGGGCGACGAAGGGCGGGCGCCCTGCCCGGCTGACAATGGCGGCTCTCACCCCAACCAGTGCAACCAAGAGGGCGCCCATGGACAAATACGATTTCACGCAGTACCACCTGCCGCCCCGGCAGCAGCGGGATGCGTTGCAGGAGCTGTGGTCAATGCATGCGGAGACGCTGCAGGCTCTTGCGCGCATCGAGTCGCTGCTGCAGCAGCTGCTTGCCGCTCACCAGGCAGCACCGGAGCGGCGAGCTGCGAATCCATCCACGCCTGGTTGAGCTGCTCGGCAAACTCAGGCGGTTCGCGCTTGAACGTAAGGTACATCGACAGCACAAGCTGCCGCTCCAGCAGCGCGCGGATGGCGCGCAGCTCGGTCAGCATCTCAGGGGTGTCTGCGGTGTTAGTCATGCGCTCATCCCTCCTGCGCCACAGCCAGCGGCCGGGCGACGATCTTGTCTGACTCAGCTTCCGGAACCATGTCCTCCAGCGTCACTTGGCCGCCCGTGAAGTCACGCACCGCCTTCATGCGCGACGCCGGCACCCCGTGCGTCTTCCAAGACCACACTGCAGTCTTGTTGACGCCGAAATGCGCCGCCATTGCGGTCATGCGGCCGCTTTCTTCGGCCAGCCAATCGGACAAGTTCATTCGCTCAGTTTAGAGGAACCTAAACGATACGTCAAGCGCGCGTCTAGCCGCCTCTAAACCTCCTTCGGTTAACGTCCCGCCCGCCATGCACGCCCTGCGCCGATCTAAACTCCGTCATCTTTTGGAAGTTGACTTCCGGGGTGATCGGGGAGCGTTCTTGAACAAATCAAAATTGAGCAAGGGCCGGCTTTCGCAGTTGCTGGATCCGAACGAGCCGTTTGGGGACACCGCGGCCCGCAACCTGGAGACCCGGCTGCAGCTCGAGCCGGGCTACTTCGACGCGATGAACGCCAGCACTGTCGAGTGGGCAGTCAAGTTCGACGCGCTGCCACCCGAAGTTAAGGCCCGTTGGACGCAACTCGTTGAGATGCTGGCGCCTGGCTCATCAAAAGTT